AGGATAGAGATAGAACCTTTATCTATGCCAGCGTACAGCGTATTGATCAAACCACAAAGCAAATTACCATCAGCGAAACAGTTCCAACTGGTGCTGTTCCGTTAGAAGTTATTCCAGTGTTTAAAAACATATTAAGTGATAGTTTAACCAACGAGATGGTAACTCTTATTAAAATCTATAAGAATTTTGGTTTACGCTACGACACAAGCATTGATGGGTGGGCATTGATTGACAATGCTGATCTAAGTGACGAAGCATTTTCTACAGCAAATGCTGGCGATAACACCGGAACAGGACTTGACTCAAGTTGGTTTGTAAAGTTAGTTTACGACGGAACAGAATACAATATTATGCATCGCGGGTTAGATTATTACTTTGAAAGCGAAGCAGAAACTAAATTCTACTTTGACGATACAGTTAAAGTATACGACAGCAAAACAGGCCGTACACAGAGTGATGAAATTACAGTTCTCAAATTCAATAGCCAAGCAGACAGTTCTGCGCCATTGGCTCAGAATCTAGTGTGGAACGTTTATAAAAGTATTGTTGGCACAGATGGATATAAAGAAAACAGACGTATACTGATTACTTTCCCAGACCGTGACGGCGACGGTGTACCTGACAATCCTGATTTATTTGATTTGATTGTTAATAGTAGTGTTAACAGCGAAGAAAAATATGTGTTCTTTAAAAAGCAGGAAAGCAAAACAGGCTTTAATGATTTTGCACCAATGGATTACTTTGATGTTGAAATATTCAGCGACTTTGAAACAATTAGTGTAAACCTTGACAGTTTTGATACAGGACAAATTTTCTATGCCTATGTTAGTACAAAATTCTACGAGCTTGTAGTAGATGCAAGCGGAATTAGAAAACTAATAAACGTAACCTCAGATTATCGTGCAAGAATTGGCCGAGACCGTTTGAATTTTAGATATAGGCACAATTCACCTAATAATAGAAGAATTGATCCAAGCCCGAACAACATTATGGATATGTTTATTTTAACTAAGCAATATTCTACCGATTATACTTCGTTTATTACAGACACAAGTAATACACTAACTGAACCAAGTCCACCAACACAAGACGAACTCAGAGGCGAATTTGGCAGTCTTGAAGATTATAAAGCAATGAGCGATACTATTATTTTTAATAGTGCTAAATTTAAGCCATTGTTTGGTAGTTTAGCTGAAAATAGTTTACGTGCTAAATTTAAAGTTGTTAAGAACCCAAATATGAATGTCAGCGACAGTGAAATAAAGACGCAGGTTATTAATGCTATCAATACTTACTTTGATATTAATAACTGGGACTTTGGCGAAAGTTTTTACTTTAGTGAACTAAGTGCTTATTTGCACACAGAACTAATACCGCAAATATCAAGTATTATTATTGTTCCAAGCGACACATCGCAGAGCTTTGGTAATCTTTATCAAATTAATGCAGAACCAGACGAAATTTTAATTAGTGCGGCAACTGTTGACGACGTAGAAGTTATCAGTGCAATTACCGCTTCTCAAATAAACCAAGCAAGAGCTAGCGTTTAAGTAATAGGTAAGTAGAATAACATGGCTATAATTAAAACTGTAAACTTTCTACCTAGTATTTTTAGAACAGAAACTAATAATAAGTTTCTTAATGCTACACTAGATCAATTAGTAAGTCAACCAGATTTTCAAAGAGTTAACGGCTATATTGGAAGAAAGTTTAGTCCAACCTTTGTTGCATCAGACAACTACGTTGCTGAACCAACTGCAAGTAGACAGAATTACCAACTTGAACCAAGCGTAGTTGTTAAAAACAAATCCACCAACAACATTGATTTCTTTTCAACCTATGTTGATCTTCTACAACAAATACAATATCACGGTGGTAATATTCAAAATCACACAAGATTGTTTGGCAACGAAACCTATAGTTTTGATGCACTAATTGACTATGATAAATTTACCAATTTTCAAAATTATTATTGGGTACCCAATGGGCCAAGCGCAGTAGATGTATTTGCTGGTAATGTTGAAACAGAAGAACAGTATACAGTAACACGAAACATCAGTGTTAATGGTTTTAACTTCAGTGAAAAAGGTATTGAATCCAACCCAGTGCTGGTTCTAGCACGTGGCGGTACATACACATTCACTGTTAACGAACCTGGGCATAAGTTTTGGATTCAAACAGAACCCGGACTAACTGGTTTTAGATTTAACCAAACCAACGTTAGTACTAGAGAAATTTTTGGAGTAACCAATAACGGAACAGACAACGGAACAGTTACATTTAGAGTTCCGTTAATTGATGCTCAAAAACGCTTCACTGATATGGAGAGTGTGGGCAATGTTGATATGGCCAGCAAGATTCATTATAACGAACTTGAAGGTCGTATCTTAAGTACATTTTTAGCTGAATTCCCTAACGGAATTGACGGCGCTAAAACTTTTTCTGAACTACACAACAAAAGTTTAATTTTTATTACCAATGACGATGTATTAACAGACGAATACTGGACCAATAACGAATACTTTGACATGTTACAGTATGGTATTGCTGTTGAAGATCAAGTTGTTCCAAGAGACCAGAGAAGAAATATTTGGCGAGTAACACTAGTTCCAATTGGAGATGTAAATCCAGACACTGGTATTTCTGATGATTATGTTATTCATCTAGTTCCAAGTACACATGTTGCGTTTGATCAAAAAGTTTATGTTAACTTAGGTATTGATCACGGCACAAAAGAGTTTTATTTAGACCACGATCAAACCTATCACGAAATTCCAATTATCACAAGTGTTCTTGATAGATTATACTATCAAGACAGTGAAGATGCAACCTACTTTGGCGAAATACGAATTGTTGATGCGGTTAACTTTACAATTAACGTAGATGAAGATATTCTAGGTACTAACAGTTATACTTCTCCAAACGGTATTGACTTTACCAACGGCTTAAAAGTTAGCTTCAACAATACTGTAACTCCTGCCAAATATAAAAACAAAGAATATTATGTAGAAGGAGTAGGAACAGGTATTAGATTGGTTCCTGTTGATAGTCTAGTAACTCCTGAAGCATATGCGTCTGGAGGATTAACCACTCCTGACTATATCACTATTAATAGAGCTAGTTCAGATCTTAACGGGTGGAGTCGTAGCAACCGTTGGTTCCACATTGATGTATTAACAAAAACAGCCGAAATCAACAAAGAAGTTTTGGTATATGAATTTACATACGATCCAGACCTTAACGGTTTGTTTGTTCCTGTTCCAGAAAATATTACAATAGTAACAACGCTTCGCAGTAAAGTTGTTGTTCAAAATTTAGAATACGAATATGCAATTGGACAAATCTTTTATGCCTTTGCAGAAGATAATTTTTATATTAAAACAGCCGAAGGTGTAATTGGAACCGTTAATAATTACCGTGCTAAGAATACCAGTCTGCCAGACCAAGATTTTCGTGCAGAAAGACCAATCATTGAATTTGAACATTCATTGAGATTGTTTAATTTTGGTATTGAAGCACTTGATCCAATTGATTACATGGATTTTACTGTACAAGATGCATTCAGTGATATTGAAAGATCTGGCAGTATATACGATACACTAACAGCATACAACAAAGGCGACACAGTTATCTATCAAAACAATGTCTATGGTGCTCTAAAGAATGCCCAGACTTTGCCAACCGATACTGTAGTTTGGAAAAAGAAAGATCAACTTGTTCCTTTTGATAATACACGTATCTATTTTAAAGGCGAACGAGTTATTGAAAACAACCATGTCTATGAATGTTTAAACAACACTACTGATAGCCCTGCTACTGCTGTCGACGGCATTTGGTTTGATCTTTATTCATACTACTTGTATGACCCGGCCACTGCAAATACTATTGTTGCAGGTGATATTGTTGAATATAATGGGTTTGCCTATGAAGCTAGAGAAAACATTGAACAAGTTCCTGGACTCAACGCAACCGCGACTACTTGGGAATTATTGTTTGAGTTAACAGACAACAAAAGAATTATTTTTGCCAATGAGCAAGATCCAGAAATTCGTAGACGTATCTACGAAATTCAGTTAGAAACAATTGACGGGTTACCAACAATTCACTTAGCAGAAGTTGGCGAAAGACTACTTGAAAACGGTGATATTATCATTGTTAAAAGTGGAAAGAATGGAAGCAAAAACTTCTGGTACGATGGTAGCACCTGGTACGAAGGACAAACCAAAACAGCCATTAATGTACAGCCAAAATTTGATGTACTTGATCAGAATAATATCAGCTACGGTGACGCTACATATTACCCCAATTCAACCTTTACTGGCACTACGCTGTTTCAGTATAAACGAGGCACAGGCACAAACGATCGTGTGTTAGGTTTTCCTTTAACATACAAAAACTTCAACAGTGTTGGTGATATTGAATTTGAATCAAGTTTTAATACCGACACATTTACCGCACTTAGTGGACTTGAAACAATTAACTATCCAGTAAGTCAGGGTTTTCTGTTTAAAGATTATACCAAAACCAATCGTGAATATAGAAATGTATGGATTAAAAACCAAGAAGAATCTAAACAGTATCAATTGTTTAGTAACATATATAATGGCGAAACCAACTATTTTGAAATTGACATCATCAACGACGAAGTAGAAAAAACACCAAACATTAAAGTTTATGTAAACAACAAACTATTAAAACGTATTGATTTTACTCTAGAATTAATTGGTAGAAGACTTTGTGTAGTTGTTAACCCTGCGTATCTTACTAAAGTTGGTGATAAAGTTGATATCTCAATATATTCACGCAATGCTGTCAGTGAACGAAGCTACTATGAAATTCCGTTGAATCTAGACTTTAACGGCAAAAATGCTAACTTCAGTTCATTGACTCTTGGGCAACTTAAAGATCATGTTGGCAAACTTGAAGAAAATACAAACGCTATTTCGGAAAGCATTGGCACATTCACTAGTCAAAGAGATATTTTCTTTAAGAATAACACAGGAACAATACTACAACATGCTTATCCGTTAATTTATAGCAATTTATTTTTAACCAACGAAAAGCTAAACTTTATTGAGAGTCTTGAGCTTGCTAGTAGAGAATATACTAAATTTAAAAATAGATTCTTAGAACTGTGTCGTAATATTCAAAACATACAATCTAAGACTATTGCTGATCATGTTGATGAAATTATTAGTGTTATCAACCAGTCTAAGAACACCACAATGCCGTTTTACACAAGCGACATGATTCCATATGGTACTAATAGAACGGTTTACGATGATGTAGTTATTAATCCAAATCTTAAGCAGTTTGATTTACCTGGTGTGTTTAACGATAATGTATTAAGCAATACAGCAATTCTAGTTTATGTTAATGATGTACAGCTTATCAAAGACAAAGACTATTCGTTCCCACAAGACAGAACTGCGGTTGTTATCAGCAATACATTTCCGCTCGAAACAGATGATAGAATTCGTGTAGTTGAGTATCACAACACTGACGGTTGTTATTTGCCACCGACCCCAAGTAAATTAGGTTTATATCCTAAGTATACACCAAGTAAAATATACGACGATACTTTTGTTGAACCTAGAAATATAATTCAAGGGCACGATGGTAGTGCAATGCCAGCATTTGATGACTTCAGAGATGATCTATTGCTGGAGTTTGAAAAGCGTATCTTTAACAATATTAAAATTGATTTTGATGAAAATATTTTTGACATCCATCAGTATATTCCAGGATCTTTCAGAGACACAGACTACACTGAGCAAGAATGGAAACGCATTCTTGGACGTAGTTTCTTGCGTTGGGCTGGATCTAATCAAGTTGATTATACTACTAATAAAGTATTCCAAAGCAACAACCCATGGACATGGAACTTTGCCAGACAAAGCAATAAACTGTCAGGTAAACCATTAACTGGTAGTGTACGTGGCATTTATATGAGCTTGTTTGACACAGTTCGTCCACACACTCATCCTTGGGAGATGCTAGGATTCAGCAGTGAGCCAAGTTGGTGGGTAGAACGCTACGGTGTTGCTCCGTTCACGTCAGGAAACTTGTTGTTGTGGGAAGACCTAGAGCGTGGTTACATTCATGCAGGCCCACGTGCGGGTGTTAACAAGAACTTTGCCCGTCCTGGACTAACGCAGATTATTCCAGTAGATGAATATGGATTTAGAAAAAGTCCGGATCAGTTCATTGTACGTTCACTGAACCCTAGTACACTAAACACTAGTTTTGAAGTAGGACATGTTGGTCCTGCAGAGTATGCTTGGATCAAGAGCAGTGACTATGCGTTTGCAGTGCAACGTGCATTAGCATTGATTAAACCTGCGTTCTACTTTGGTAGTTTAATGAATATCAAACGCTATTATAGAGATAGTCGTCTTGGACAATTAGTTAATAGAACTACACTACAACGTATTACTCCAAACAACATTGTTGTTCCGGATTCAGTAACCAATGGTTCACGAAACTTTGTAGCTGGCTACATGAACTGGATTGTCGATTACACAACATACCTAGGCATCAACGGCAAGGCATTGCTTAGACAGCAACTTGACGATCTTGAAGTAGAACTTGGTTATAAAGCCGCTGGCTACACTGGTAAGAACTATATAAATGTATTGGCTGAACAAAGTTCGCCTTCTAGTACTTCCAGTAGTATCATAATACCAGATGACAACTACAAAATTATTCTACACAAAAGTACACCAGTACGCAAAGTGGTTTATAGTGCAGTAATTGTGCAAAAGTCAGGAAATGGATGGACTGTTAGCGGTTACAATCTCAGTGATCCTTACTTCTCTGTTATTCCAAGTCAAAGTGATAATGAAAATCACGTGCTTACAGTTGGCAATAGACGAGCAACAATTTTCCACAATTATGTAAAAAAGAAAGTGCTTGTCCCCTACGGAACAGAATTTCAAAACGTTCAACAGGTTGCTGATTTCTTAGTAAGTTATAGTCGTTATCTAGTAGGACAAGGATTTGTCTTTAACCAGAATGACCCAGGACTTAATGAGTTGCGTAACTGGGAACTAAGTGTCAAAGAGTTCTTGTCCTGGGAACAGCAGGAATGGCAAGAAGGTAGTTTATTAGTACTAAGCCCAGCATTTGATAGAATTGAACTGAATGTAATTGGTGGAACTGTAGATAAAATCACAAACAGTATCAACGGCAACAAAGTACTGTCTCCAAACTTCAATGTTATTAAAAATACAGATTTCACTGTTAATAGACAGCCAAACTTCTTTAGCCTGGAAACATTAAATGGACAAACAATTTGCTTGTTTGAAGGTAGAGTTATACAATACGAACATGCTTTTGTATTTGATAATGTTACAGTGTTCAATGACATTATCTATTTGCCTGAACTAGGAAATAGACAGTTCAGACTAAAACTAGTTGGTAATAAATCGGCTCAGTGGTCAGGTGAACTAAATCCTCCAGGATTTATTTTCAATGATCCTAAGATTGAAGAATGGGCAAGTTGGACAGATTATAAAAAAGGAACGATTGTTAAGTATAAGCGTAATACATTCACTGCAATAAAAAATGTCGTTGGTAAAGCAGAATTTGTTCTCAGTGAATGGACACAAATTGACGACGAAGGACAAAAGAGCGGACTATTACCTAACTTCAGTTATAACGCTGATAGGTTTGAAAGAATCTACGACGTTGAAAACCTACCAATAGATGAAAATCTTCAAGAGTTCAGTTCTGGAATCATTGGCCTACGCAATAGACAATACCTAACTGATCTGGCATTAGATTTTCAAAGTCAGACAAAATTTTATCAAGGATTTATCAAAGAAAAAGGAACAAAAACAGCCATTGAATCATTGACAACTGCTAGATTCAATAATATTAATAGTAACATCAATCTCTATGAAGAGTGGGCTGTACGAGTAGGTGAATACGGTTCGTTAGAAAGTGATGCTCAAATTGAAATTGAGTTAGACGATACTAAATTTACTAACAACCCAAGCACCTTTAATTTACTTACATCGATGGAAAAACAAACTCCAGGCATAGTGCCTGTACGTCCAGCAGATGTTTATAAGAAAACAACCAGTACATTTCCAAGAAATATTTTCCATGAAAGAAACGATGACAGCGATTACGACAAAGACATTGCTAGAGCAGGATTTGTTAATCTAGCAGACATTAATGCAACAATCTACGACATTGTAAACTTTAATGCACTCAACACATATCTAAGACAGCTTGGTGATGGATTCAAAGTTTGGGTAGCCAAAGACTTTGATCTAGATTGGAATGTTTATCGTATTACCGCTGCCGATGCAAGACCAACTGCAATAAACTATGAACTAGACAACGTTATGAGCATTGACTTTAACAATAGACACAATCTCAAAGTTGGCGAAGTATTTTGTATTAAATCATTTAACGCAGACTATGATGGCTTCTATAAAGTTAAGAGCATTAGTAATTCACAGCGTTTATTAGTTGACATGTATCAAGGTGCAGACTTCCTTAAAGAAGCTCGTACTATTGCTGAAGACAGTGGCATACTGTTCCACATGGACAGCATGAGATTGAGCGATCCAACAAAGATCAATGATATTGCTCCACGCAAAGGTTGGCTCAATGGCGATAAAGTATGGGTTGACAGTTATAATTCAGATAATAAATGGGCAGTCTACGAAAAACAAGCCAGCTGGAATCAAAGTCAAGAACTAACTTCTAATCAGTATAGAGGCAACGACGGCTACGGAAGTTCTGTTAAGATTAACAAAAATTCAGATCTTATTGCATTAGGTGCTGGTAGAAGTGATAAAATTGCACTGTTTACTAGAATAGTAGGTGAAGGATTTTTCCAGACTGGTAGTTTTGACCCTCCAGGATTGAAGTACACCTACAACGGTATTACAACTACTGGCGGTGCGGGCACAAATGCTTCATTTGATGTGATTGGATTTAGTGCATATACTTCTAATATCTACTTTACAGCAACGATCTTTAACGGTGGAACTGGATACCAAGTAAATGATGTGTTAACTATTGCCTCCGGTAATATTGGTAGCAGTTCAGATTTACTTCTTGTGGTTACTTCTGTAGGAACCAATGGAATTATTACTGGATTTGATTATCAAAATGCCGCAGACACTGCGGTAGTAGGCTATGGCGATATCATTGATATGAGTGACTATGTTATGGTTGCTGGTGCCAGTAGAATTGATCCAGGCGCTGTAATCATACACAACTTCCGTGTGCAAGACAACGAACACGATTTACAAATCTTAGCCGCACCAAGTGCTGGTGAAGAATTTGGAACAAATGTTAAAATCAGTGATGATGGACAATGGATTTATGTTGGCGCACCAGCCGCAAATAAGGTTTATTGCTATCACAGAGAAGAAGAGGTTACTAGTCGTACACAAACATTTAAAGATTCACTTGATGAGCAGGATTCTTTTGTTCAAGTAGTAGACCTAAGAGAATACAGTGTAAGTGGTGTAAGTTATCAACTTTCGTTTGTTCCAGACAATGCAAATTCTATCGTTGTAACCTACAACGAAACCAACATACTATTACCTAATATTGACTATGAGTTGGCCAATGGTAACGAAATTAGATTGCTTAATACTCTGCTTTCTAATAGATTAATCAATCAAATTGTTGTTAAGCAAGCACCTTACTATAAATTAGAAACAACTCTCACACCTCCAGCAGGCACAAACGCAGACGCAAGATTTGGTGAGTTCATCTATTGCAACGGACTTAATACTAGACTATTCGTTGGCGGTCCTGAAACTGATGTGAACTCAGTTAACAGTGTTGGTAAAGTTTTTGTATATGGTCGTAGATACGAACATATTAGAACTGTTACAACGTCAACGTCATATGTCGTAACATCAGACATCAGCGCAGTAACAGATGTGTATCTTGGAAACACAAGATTGTACAAAGACGAAGATTGGAGTTTTAGCAATAACGAATTAACTATTGTGGTTGATCGTATTGTTGCAGAAGGATTAGTTCAAGCAGTTCAAGTTGAAGAGGCCAGTGGACTTGATGCATTCGCTTCACTATCGTCAATACCATCAGGTCAGATCATTAAAGTATACAGCAACCAATTTGACTTATCAGATGAACTGTTACCTCCTGAAAATGAAAGAGTTGCAGGCGCTCGATTTGGTACACAGATAGTAACAGATCAAACCGGAGCAGGTTTATACATCACTGCTCCTAACTATAGTGATTCTACTTACAGTTCAGGTAAAGCCTATCGTTTCATTCAGCCAGAAATGTATTTTGGATCTATAACTGCCAGTGTTGCAGAGCCTACACTAACTGCAGGTGATAACCTTTACCTTAATGGTTATAGAGTTGAACTAGGCGGAACTACTGTAGAACAATTAGTAGCTGATATTAATAATGCTTCTATTCCAGGTATTAGTGCAGGCTTAGTTAACGGATTCTTACAGATTCGTAGTACAATTAAAAATCTAAGACAAAAACTAACTATTACTTGTGCAGGATCAACTATATGCAATGACCTAGGATTGAACTCATACACATACAATCAATCACTTCAATTGCCAATGGATAGTGACAATGAATCTTTTGCACTTAGCGTTAGTGTCAGTGACAATGACGATATACTTTTAATTGGTAGTGGCAATGCGGCCAGTGTACTGACGCTAAAAGTTGACAACGAAAAAGGTGCAAACACAACAACATTTGACGGTAACAGTACATTGTTTGCTGATAGATCCTTTAGCAGTAATGCATATATCTACGAACTCTTGCAAGACACAGGAACAAATTTAAGCAATGCTGGAGTACAGACATTTGCACAAAAATTTGATCTAGTAGAAAATCGTGAATTTGATCTATTTGGAATATCACTGGATTTACGCGGAGATGTAATTGTAGTTGGTGATCCAGGCGACGACAACATTATTAATAATGGTGGTACAGCATATCTTTACGAAACAACTGGCAAGCGAATCTGGAATAAAATTAGACAAGAAGAAGAAAAAGTAGATGTTGGTACGCTCACACGTTCATTGATCTACAGTAAACAAGATCATACTATTAAAACAAACTTTGATTTTATCGATCCAGCCAAAGGAAAAATCTTAGGTCTAGCAGAATCAAATCTTGATTTTAAGGTTGCAAGTGATCCTGCAATTTATACCAATAATCCAGTCAGTACCTCAGATGTAGTAGTAGATCCAAACATGCACTGGGGCGAAGATCAAGTTGGAAAGTTTTGGTGGAATTTAAGTAAAGTCAGATACATTGACTATGAACAAGGCGATTTAATTTATCGTGTCAAAAACTGGGGGAGATTTTTCCCAGGTAGTGAAATTGAAATTTGTGAATGGATTGAGAGCTCAGTCAGTCCTGCAGAATATACAACTATAAATGATGCTGATATGGGAACTCCTAAGTACACAGATGAAGGTACCTATGTACAAACAACCATAGTTGATGGCGCTACAGGCATACAAAGACAAAAATATTATTTCTGGGTAGTAAACAAAAGCGTTTCAACTAATCCTGATAAATCAGGAAGTCCTGTAACTGTTCGAGAAATGATTGAATCTCCTGAACTACAAGGTATACCTTATATCGCTCCTATTGCACGAAACGCTGTTAGTTTGTATAATATCAATGATTATCTAAGTGGCACAGATATTGTACTACAAATTCGTTACGATAACCTTCGTAATAGTAATACCATACACAGTGAATATCAGCTAATTCAAGAAGGAAATCCAGCAGACCGCATTCCAGAAAGTATTGTTGATAAACTCATTGATAGTTTAGCTGGTGCTGACTCAAGTGGTTTAGTAGTACCAGATTCTGGTTTATTAGAACAAGATCGTTATGGTATTAGTATTCGACCAAGACAAACAATGTTTGTTGATAGAATGGGAGCATTGAAAACTTTTGTTCAAGTAGTTAATAAAGTATTAATTCAACATCCAATAGTACAACAAAAAGTTATTACAGGCATTTCATCCAAAGAAGCAGATCCTGCAATTAGTGAATATAACTTTACTGTTGATATAATTGACGAGTTAGAGTTCTTAGATAAACAAGGATTACCTGAAGGTTATAAAGTATTTGTTCGTAGTGATTCTAACAATGAAAATCTTTGGGCAATATACATTTTACAATCTTCACAGTTTGTGTTATACAGGTTACAAGCATTTGATACCAGTCATTATTTTAACTATACAGACTGGTATGCAACAGGCTTTGACGAAAGTATCAGAGAAGATTATACTGTTAACTTTGAAAGAGATATACAAAGTCTAAGTCAAATAAAAGCTGGAGAAATTATTCGTGTTCGTTATAATAACATTGGCACGTTTACACTATACCAAATAAAACAAGACAACAACAACGATGACCTTGAGTTGGTCGGTCTTGGACAAGGAACAATACAATTAAGTGATAAGTTGTATGACAAAGAAAAATACCAACTAGGTTTTGGATTAGAAAACTTTGATAGCGCACGATTTGATGTAAACCCAAGTATTGAAATTCGTAATATTTTCAATGCACTACGACATGATATCTACATCAATGAACTAGCTGGTGAATTTAATAAACTATTCTTTAGCATGGTTAACTGGGTATTGTATAATCAAAGAGATGTTGATTGGATTTTTAAATCTAGTTTTATTAGTGTATATCATCAGTTGCGTGAACTTGACCAATATCCAAGTTTTGTTAGAGACAACCAAGATTTCTACATTGACTATATCAATGAAGTTAAACCATACAGAACTAAAATTAGAGAATATCTATTAGGTTACACAGGCAATGATAATTATCCTGGTGATGTTAGCGACTTTGACTTACCAGCATACTTTGAGCCAACCACGCAAGACTTCCGTAGTCCAAGTGGCGAAGGCATCAACGATGACTTATATCTACGCAATGATAGAGAATACAGTCAATGGTATACAAACCATGAACTAACACTAGAAAGTATTCAGATTGCACAAGGAGGCACAGGTTATACAGTAGCACCTGTTGTTACTGTTGTCAACTATGATGGTACTGTTAGTACAGTTAAGCCTACCGCTAAGATTAACCCCGTAGACGGCAGTGTAACAAGTATTACATTTAGTGGAGAGTTTGTATTTGACAGCTCACCAACTATTAATATTAACGGTAACGGCACAGGTGCTAAAGCATATCCTGTTATGGTTAACAACAAAGTACGAAGCATTAAAACAGAGATCAAATTTGATAGAATTGCTTATAGCAGTAACCTTAAAGAATGGACACCTGCGCTTGATGTTGCTGAAGGAGATTATATCTATTTCCAAAACGAAGTTTATCTTGCAACACAAGATGTTCCAGCATCTAATATATTTGATTTTAGATTCTTAATTCCTGTTAGTCATACTTTTGGTAATGCTATTGATCGTATTGTTGCATACTATGTTGCGCCAGACGGAACACCAGGTGTTGAACTACTATCTAAACTAATTGACGGATTAACATATCCTGGGGTACGTGTAACTGGTCTTGGCTACGCTGACGAAGTATACAGTGACAAATTCTTAGATACTACAATCCAAAGCACATATCTAGATACCAGTTTAGGTACTAGAGCAGAAGATATTAACGTTGACGGAGGATCGTTCGTTGATACTTATAGCAGTCATGCTCCGCAAGAGCTAACACCAGGTATTACATTTGACACACTGGTAATGAGCGTGTTTACAAGAATTATTGATCAAAACGGTGCTATTGTTAGTGGACCTCCGTTGGGATATCGTGTAACACACAATTTAACTGGTAGTCAGTTAGTTACTCCAACAACGTTTGATCCTACTATAGAATATCCAATAAATTCTTATGTAATTTATAATGACGTCTACTATGTTTCACTTAGTGAAATACAACCAGGCTCGGATGTTCCTGGAGTTAGTAGTTTTTGGCGTGTAGCGCATGCTGGAATTCAAACATGGGCACACGATGCAACACACGAAAAAGGAAAATACATCAGCTACAACGATAAGATATATCAAGCTAAAAACACATTTAGTTTTAAAGGTACAGTAGCAACTTCTGCTAACCTGGTAATTAGTACATCCAACATTGACAATGACACCTACTATGTAACAGACGAAGATACTATGTACTACTGGGTAACATCTGACAACTCTTGGTTTAAACTTACAGCACCAACTTGGATCTCAAAAACTAGATATGAACGAGGTGATGCAGTGATATACAATAATGTATTGTATACAAGCAGAACTGGTTTTATGTATGTTGATGAAGTAGCAGATATTGCAAGTTTGCCAGCAGATGCACTAGCAGGGTCTGTGTATTTTGTTACTAGCGAAGTAACATATTATTGGAAAAACGATCATGGAAACTGGGTAGCAACAGGACCAACTCCAGAATATCAATCTAGATACTGGACTGCTCAAACTCCAACGCTATCGTCAGCAGGCGAACTAGGAAGATATCCAGATAGTCAACCTCAGCTATGGCAAGAAGTATACTTTGATAATGCTTCAACTCTAGAGTTTTCTCCGGTAGATTCTAGATCGTATTACAGAATTTCATCTACACACAGTACTTTAGTAACACAAGATTTTGCAATAACTGATACAACGCTATATGTTGAAGACGCTAGCTTGTTACCAAACCCTGATCTAGCTAGAGGTGTTCCAGGTGTTGTGTATGTTAATGGCGAGATACTCTATTATTATGAAAAAGACGAAACTACAAATACACTAAATCGTGTTCGTAGAGGTGTACTAGGCACAGGAGCCGCCGCAGTTATTGCAACAGGATCAAGAATTGACGACTTGTCGATACTACAAACACTACCTTCTAATTCAGATTACACAGACTGGTTAAACAGTTTGAATGAGTTTGGATTTGTTGAAGTTGGCGACTTTGACTTTGATGCACCAGGATTTGGATTTGCGTACAATGTTAGCTTCCCAGACAGTCCAAATGATCCGGACACAGACCCAGGTGACGCACCGTTTGACTATGATATTAGTATTACATCTGGTGGCGTAACCACAGAACAAGCCACATTCTTAGGTGCAAGCCCGGCATACAACCCATGATAAATAATGATATAAAAGAGCAGGATACTGAAAATATGAAAACAGATTCAACAAAAAAGAAGCCAGACGAACTTGGCGGTTTCCATATTGAAGGGCATATTAAAATACATGACCCCGACAGTGGAGATGTTTATGTTAATAAGCGTAACGCTATTCACTATGAAAACATCAGTGAGGCATTAGCCTATAACTTAGCTAACAAAGGTCAGAGCTATATCTACGAAATGCACTTTGGAAACGGTGGCACAACTGTTAATGCTACAGGCGTTATTACATACAATCCTGCTAACACAAACGCCCAAAACAGTAGCCTATACAATGCAACCTACAGCAAGATTGTAGACGATACAGATGTTAACAACCTAGACGCTACACGCAACAAAATGGAAATTAGACACACACCAGGTCAGCCATACACAGATATACTTGTAACTTGTTTGCTAGACTATGGTGAACCAAACGATCAGGCGGCTTTTGACAACCTACAAGATTTAAACGGAGACTATGTTTTTGATGAACTAGGACTTCGTGCTAGAAGTACCGATGGAACTAGTGGATTAACCACAACAGGCAAACTGCTAACGCATGTTGTTTTCCATCCAGTACAAAAGAGCTTGAACAGACTTATCCAAATCGATTATACAGTGAGAATCCAGACGTTAACAAATCTAAGCAGTATTAGTTGAGGTAGATAAAAATGGCATATGTTATTAATAGAACAAACGGCGACATACTACTTAATTTACCAGATGGTTCATTAGATACTAGTACAGGTCTTTCACTAGTAGGTCGTAACTACGTCGGATTTGGTGAACTACAGCAAGAAAATTTAATTAAAATTCTAGAAAATTTTGCCAACGATACTAGACCAAATACAGCAATGACCGGACAACTTTGGTATGATACAAGTGTTGGCATGCTTAAATTTTATAACGGTAGTGTTTTTAAACCAATTAGTAACTTAACTATTGGTGGATTTGCTGAAAGACCAATAAACACCAATGTTGGAGATCAATTTTTTAACACTGACGAAAATGAGTTTTATATTTGGAATGGTGCAAGTTGGACACTAGTTGGTCCAACAGATTTAAGTAGACTATCAGAAATTAGAGTTGTTGGTTCTTTAGCAAGCTCTCTTGATTTGCCCGCTGGCGGAGGTTTACAATCAAACGGCGACCCTGCTCGCGGTGGTGAAGCTTATATCATTGACGGACATCTTTGGATCTGGGATACAGAACGTTGGAATGATGTTGGACAAGTACAAGGACCACAAGGAGAACCAGGACCACAAGGTGCTACAGGCGAACGTGGTCCACAAGGTGTTGCTGGTCCGCAAGGCCCACTTGGCCCACAAGGCTTACGTGGTCTACAAGGTGTACAAGGCGATCAAGGTCTAACTGGACCACAAGGTGCTACAGGTCCAACTGGCCCTTCTGGTGCTGACGGTACTAGTGTTGTTATTATGGGCGGTAAAACAGATGTTAGTCAACTTCCTCCAAGTAATAATACCATTGGTGATGCTTACCTAGTCAACGGTGAACTTTATGTTTGGACTGGCTCCGCTTGGGAAAACGTTGGTAATATTCAAGGTCCGCAGGGTATTCAAGGCGACACTGGTCCACAGGGTATTCAGGGTGTTCAAGGACCAACAGGTTTAACAGGACCGCAAGGTCCAACAGGACCGCAAGGTCCAACAGGACCGCAAGGTCCAACAGGTAATACTGGACCACAAGGGCCAGCCGGTCCGCAAGGCGCAACGGGCGCAACTGGATCACAAGGCCCAACGGGACCGCAAGGTCCAACAGGCCCAGCAGGTCCACAGGGTGAGACAGGACCAACAGGACCAGAAGGCCCAGCTGGTTCAAATGCATGGGCAGACATTACAGGAAAACCAAGTTTTGCAACTGTTGCAACCAGTGGCAGTTATGGTGATTTAGTTAATACACCAACACTGTTTGATGGAAATTATAACAGTTTGACAAACAAACCAGCATTAAATTTTGTACCATTAAGCGGCACAACTGGTTTAGCAGGTAATATTATACCAACAACAAACAACACACGTAGCTTAGGATCAAATGCTTTAAGATTTTCTGTTGTTTATGCTACAACATTCAATGGAACATCTACACAAGCACAATACGCTGACGTTGCAGAACGCTTTGCTAGTGATGCTGTATATACTCCAGGTACTGTTGTTGCACTAGGTGGAGTAGAAGAAATTACTGCTTCAGTTGAAGATGCTAGTGAAGAAGTGTTTGGAGTAATTAGTACACGCCCAGCTCACCTAATGAATGCAGGTGCAGGCTCAGATGAAACACACCCAGCAGTAGCAGTTAGTGGAAGAGTACCGGTTAGAGTAATTGGAAAAGTCAAAAAAGGACAACGTTTAATCAGTGCAGGCAACGGATTAGCTCGCGGTGCAGAAAGACATGAAATTACAAATCTTAATGTAGTAGGTCGTAGTTTAGAGGATAAACACACTGAAGATATAGGGGCTGTCGAAGCAATAGTTAGACTGAATTCCTAAGGAGTAATACGTTGTCTAAGATAAAGTTGGTATTCAATAACGCTGGAACATATAGATTTATTGTTCCAAATTGGGTAAGTCCTATTGTTACAGCTCGTATATGGGGTGCAGGTGGACAAGCAGGATTTAATACCAGTGGCAATGCCGGCGGTTCTGGTGCGGCAGGCATTTATGTTAAAACTTTCTTAAATTTTGTAGAGCCTGGACAAGGAATTTATGTTTCTGTTGGCCAAGGCGGCGGTCGTGGACAGCGATCATTTTTTGACGGAAGATATTTTAGTGGTGGTTGGGGAGGCTACGGCGGTCATAAACAAGCAGGACCTTCGGGAGATGGAGGACACGGCGGCGGTGCATCTGTTATAGCTAAACCTAACTTAGTTTTAGCAGCCGCAGGCGGAGGCGGCGGTGGCGGTGGCGCTTCCCGTAACTACGCCGGCGGCGGTGGAAACCTCATTTCTGGTAGCTTGTATAGTGAACCAGGACATGGATATAACGGCGTCGAAATGATTGGATTTGGCGGTGGTGGTGGCGGTGGCGGCGGTGGCCCACAGCGCGGAGGTTCCGGCAATAGGGGTGATGAATCAGTAGGTCCTAGTACTGGCGGAAAATCAGGCGGTGCAGTTTTATTTGCTTCGGGCGGCGGAATAATTGAAACTCCGTTAAGTAGTAAACCATATATTGATAACGAGGTAACCCCTGGACCACGAAGTAAAACTATGGGTACAGGCGGCCAAAGTAATGGACAACCAGGCACAGACGGATACGTTGAATTAACATTTGACTATGGTGCTCCTGCAACATATATCAAGAAAAACGGAGATTGGAAAAAAGTAATAGAAGCATACTATAAGTCAACAAATACTGGAAATTGGATACCTGCGAGAGCGGCATATCACAAACAAGGTAATAATTGGGTTATAGTAAATTCAACTGTTGAACCAGAATTTAATATTGAAAACGTCACCACTGGTATATTAACTACCACCGGAGAAACTAAAGAAACATTTGGCCGTATTGCCGAAAGACCTCCTCAATATGTAGATCCTCCTCCGCCTCCTCCGCCAGTGTCTGACCCTGGCGATTGGCACGACGACGGTGATTGGGGCGATTATGACGACAGTTTCGACAGCGGCGGCGGCGGCGACGGAGGTGGCGACAGTATTATCTGTACTGAGCTATTCCGTAGAGGAATGATGCCAGCTGACATCTATGCGGCTGACGCACAATATGGTTCAAAACTGTTTGATGCTTTTCCTGAAATGAAAACTGGCTACCATCGCTGGGCTAGGATTGTTACAGAATGGATGAACGGTCGCGGTCCTACATTTATGTGGTGGATACGAGATCCTGAAAAACGTGCCCGTCGTCAATCAGCATGGGCTACTAAGTGGGCAGAAGAACTTGCCGCACCTTGGGCCGCTGAAATGGCACACATACAAGGGGTACGCAAAACTAGTAGTCGTGCAGGACGTTGGTTAATGCGTTTGGGATATCCAATTACAAAATACATTGGTAAAATGAAAACAAAGCCCAAGTATATGCATCTGGTAGCATTGGTTGCAATACTTGCGATTGCTAAACTACTTGTTTTAATAACAGGTGAAAAGATCAATCTAAAGGAGAAAAATGATGACTCTCGATGAATACAAAGTAGGTCTACTACAAAGATATAATGCACTAAACGAAGAAGAAAAAGAATTAGTACGTGGTATTATGCGTACTCAATATGCTCCTGTTTTTGTTAAGGTATTGGGACAAGATCTACTAAGAAGTCTCCCTAACCTTATGCCATCTAAAAGCCCTGCGTCAGCACCGGTTGAAGAATAAGGCTAGGATAAATACTAGAAATAAAGGTAATATGTAATGGATATCTACAAGAGTAACGGAGAACTATTTACAATTTTAGCAGATGGCACTACCACAACGGTAGCTGATGCTCCTGTTATTCTTGCTGGTCGTAATTATGCTGGATACGGAAAAATACTAAACGAAAACACACTACGTTTAGCAGAAAACTTTGCATCAACAACTCCTCCAGCTGGCCCAATACTAGGACAGGTTTGGTTTGATACAGCAAGCACAATACTTAGAGTTTACAAAGGTCCAACTGTTGGATGGAAGCCTTTTGCTATTGAAAATGTTGGTATTGAAACCCCACAGTCTCCATTGGTTGGCGATCAATGGTTTGATACTGCAAAAGATCAACTTAAAATTTTCTCAGGTAATAGCTGGAAAGTAATTGCTCCTCACTATGAAAAGAACTGGGGAGAAAGTGGTTCATTACCTTTTACAATTACAGATGTAAACGGAACAGATCATGTTTGCGTTAAGGTCCTAAGTGGCGGACGCATTATGATGATTGTAAACCAAGATGGTGATTTTGTTCCTCTTTCAGAGATTGCAGGATTTAGTACTATTAAAAATGGTATTAATATTAACACTGCAATTCCTAATTATCTTTTCCATGGCACCGCCCAGAATGCTGTTCAGCTAGGTAGTAGAGGCTCAGAGTTTTATATTAGAACAGATGTTGACGGAACTATCAATGCTGACCTAACTGTGGCCGAGCAACTGCATGTTGGCACAGGATTAAGAATGTCAACGTCAATTGGAAACAACAATATTTCTATCGAGTCCGTAGAACAAGGCAAAGATATTGATTTTTGGATCAACTTTAACGGTACACAAACACGAGCATTAACCATCAAAGGCAGTACAGGAGAAGTACGCATTGGCGGATCGTTTACAACCACACAACCTAGTACAGAAGCAGGCGTAGCACACAGAGGCTATGTAACTTCTATTAGATCTCAAATTGAAGCTGAAAGACAGCAATTACTTGATGCACTAGATAGTAAATTATCTGCAGATATTGCTGAGCTGAACACAAAACAAATTGCAATACAACAAGTAAATGATCAGCAACAGGTAGATATTAGAAATATTAATACTACGTTAACAACAAAAGCACCAATTGTTTCTCCAACATTTGTTGGTATTATTAGAGCAGAACAGCCTAGTACAAATGCAAACGACACACAAATTCCTACAACTGAATGGGTAAGGGCTCGCGACAACGAAAACCTCGTAGCGTTACAAAACTATACAAGACAAGAAGATCTATATTTAAAAGGTTGGGCAACTCAGGAATTAACAAAGTATGCTCCAATAGTTAGTGCAAATTTCAGAGGAGAGACAACTACACAAACTCCTCCGTTAACTGATAATTCAAATAGAATAGTTAATGCAGAATGGGTAAAATCAAATTATCCGCTAGATTCCCATCTTTGGAAAGGCTCAAATAAATTTGTATCTGACAGACCTCCAACTGGATCTGAAGGTGTAGACGGTGATTTTTGGTTTGTAGTTGATCCCGAGTGATAAAGAAGTTTGTTTGATAAATAAAACGTAAGAACGTTATAACGGAGAACACGTAAATGCCATATACAATTACTAAAACAGATGGTACTACACTACTTAACTTAGCGGACGGTTTGACTGATGAGTCAACCACTAGTTTGGTACTGATCGGTAAAAACTATTCAGGTTATGGTGCATTCCTTAACCAAAACTTTGTTAAGATGCTGGAACATTTCGCTAATACTTCCAGCCCAGATGATCCATTGACAGGTCAGTTATGGTATGATACTGCCAACTCACTTCTAAAAGTGTTTACAGGCACACAATGGAAAGTTATTTCCAGTTCAATCAGTAGTTCACAAGCACCGGCAGATCCTGTTGTAGGTGATTTATGGTGGGACACCACAAATACTCAGCTAAAAGTGTACTCCGGCACTAGTTGGGTTACAATTGGTCCTGCTTTTACCGCAACTTCAGGACAAACAGGTGCAGTAGCTGATATTATTGCAGACAATACGCAGAGTGCCGCTACTCACGTTGTTGTTAAGTTCTTTGTTAATAACCAGCTAACAAGTATTTTAAGTAGAGATGCAGAATTTACTCCGCTAACAACTTCTAGTGCTCCAGGTTTCACAACCATTAAGCCTGGTTTTAACCTAAGTACAGCTATTAGCGGTCTACGTTATTGGGGTCTAGCAGATAATGCTAGTAAACTAAATGGTGCAAGTGCTTCAACTTATGCAACATATAACGGCGTTGGACCATTTACAACTGCACAATCATTTACTAACACAAACGGTATTTCAGTTGGGTCAAGTAACGATCTAACAATTTCTAACACAGGGAGTGCTGTTAATTTAACTAACAACACCAACAACAGCAATATTGATTTTAACGTCAAAGTTAATAATGCCAACACCACAATATTTCGTATAAACGGAACAAATGGTAAAGCTGAAGTAGTTGTTGGTATGCCGACAACTCAAAACGGTGTTGCTACTAAGGGTTATGTTGATCAAGAAATTACATCGCTAACAAACGCTATTACTGGACAAGGCGGTAGCATAGGTGATATTCAAACTCAGTTAGCATCATTCTTAAAACATGACGGTACAAATGAAATTACAGGAAGTATTCGCGTATCCACAGGCGGAGCATTTAGTCTTGGTAACGCTACTCACAAATTTAATACAATTTATGCCAGCACATTTGATGGTACAGCAAGTACTGCACAATATGCTGACTTGGCGGAAAGATTTGCCGCAGATGCCGCATATGCTCCAGGTACAGTTGTTGCACTAGGTGGTGCAGAAGAAATTACCAGAGTAAACGAAGATTTAAGTGATGAAGTCTTTGGCGTGGTAAGTAAAAGAGCGGCATATTTAATGAATGCAGGCGCAGGTTCAGATGAAACACACCCAGCTATTGCAGTAAGTGGTCGTGTTCCAGTTCAAGTAGTTGGATCTGTCAAAAAGGGTGATAGACTAGTAAGTGCAGGTGATGGCCGTGCTAGAGCCGCTACTAAAGAAGAAATTAGCCCTTGGAACGTTATCGGACGTTCATTAGAAGATAAATTAGACGACGGCGAAGGAACAGTTGAAGCAATCGTCAAACTAACATCGTAATTACGAGGGATAATTAAAAAATGACTTATAGCCAAGGTGGATTAATCCAAGCAACAGACTATAACACATTCGCACAAGGTGGCGCTAGTGTTAACCATGGTGTTGCCAATATTAATACCGTCTGGGGTACAGGTAGTGGAGACAAAGGATACGGTCAGACAAGTACACTGAGTGCAGTTTCAACATCAAATACAGTTACAGCAACACAGTGGTCTACAATGATTGCACGTTTGAATTCAATACTAACACACCAAGCGGGTAGCGGTTCAGGTATTACAGCACCTGTCGCAGGTAACACAATTACATTTTTATCAACTCTGAGTAGTAATATTACAACAGGGTTTAACAACCGTTTAAATTTTACTTCAAACGGCTCAGATGCGGCCGCAACAGGCAGTGTTAACACAAGTTGGACAACAAACGGTTCCGCACTAACAATAACACGTACAGCAACATTTGGTAGTGCAGATCAAGCACGTTATTTCTTCAATGCAGGCGGAAAACTTATTGTTAACTTTGGTGCTACTAACAACCAAGGCAACTCAAAAGGTAACGACTGGGTTTCATTACTTGGTACTAAACTTGATAACATTGTTATTGGTGGATATACTAACTCACGCGGCGGCACAGGAGGAAGTGTTGTTTCTTCAAACACCGCTTTAGGATATTGGAACGCAGGCACAACTAACAACAAGATTTTAGAACTAACATCAGCCAGCGGTACAGCAGATTATGGTAACAACAAAATTGAAGTATTCATAAGGACCAATGGTGTACAAGGTTCAAACGGCGACGTTGGAAACGTTGTTTCAGTAGTACTAACAGTAACTGACGTGGCAGCAGACAGTTTTGATGACCAAGTTAACTTAACAATTAACACAACTTGGACCAAGCGTCCACCAGAAACAACAAATTTAGCTGATACTTGGGGAACACCAACATACGGTTAATCCAATAAATTTAGCCAAAAGATGAAAAAGCCACTTGCAAGAGTGGCTTTTTTGTTATATACTAGTAACATGACAGAAGAACTAGTAAATCAAGTAAAACAAGCAACAGATTACCAAAAGAACAAGCAAGCTCTTCGCGAGAAGATTGTAGCAGAGCTACACATGCCTTTTGAAGGAGGATTGTTTTATCTAACTCCATCAACTATGGCATTTGTTGAAACATGGCCTAATGAAAATCTGTTCCTAGAAGATGTTTACGGCAATCCTATTCCAATTGATCGACAGAAGTTTATGAATCTTGCTCGTGAACGTTATCATGCTGTAATGAATGATTGGCATGTAAAACATCAGGAACTTAAAAGTGTCAGAAAAGTCTAGAGGTGTATTAATATTTGCTACAAACACCAGTGACGTTGACTATGTTAAGATTGCTGAAACAAATGCAGAACTAGTTAAACAGTACATGGGTTTGCCAACAACTATTGTCCAAGGAACTCAAGGGCAAAACAAGCGTTTAGTAAGTGGTGCGGTAACTGAATGGCATAACGGAGGCAGATGCAATGCCTACGAATTATCGCCTTATGACGAAACATTGGTATTGGATGGTGACTATCTAGTATTTGACGATAATTTGCTTAAAGTGCTTGACACTGTTGAGGACTATGCTATACCACACAAGCACATCTATATTAACGAACAAGCAAATGATACCATGGGAACATATGCAGTTGGACCAATGCTGTGGGCTACTGTAATAGCGTTTAAACGCACCAATAAAGCCCGTATGCTGTTTGAAGTTGCTAGTATGATACAAAACAACTATGCCTACTACAGGGCGTTATACAAGCTACAAAGCAGTATTTTTCGTAATGATGCAACGTTTACGATTGCAGATAGGATTGTTAATGGCTATTCGGAAAACATGAGCTGTCGTGTGCCTTGGCCTATTATGACCATAAGTGGCGAAATTGATAGAATGGTGGTTGACAAACAGCGTATTATAGTGTATAAAAAAGAACGTGCATATGTATTACCACGTGCTAATCTACATCTACACGACAAACGATATTTGCAGAACGGATTTGAGTATGCGTAAACAACCACATCAAGCACAACGTGGGTTTTTGACCATTGCACAAAACAGTGATGTGAATTATATTGAGCTGGCCTACTTACAAGGACTAAATATTAAAGCAACTCAGCCCAACAGTTTGTATGCTGTTATAGTTGATAAGTTGACCCATTCACAGATAACTCAAGATCAACACCGTGTGTTCGATTATGTTATTACCCTCGATATTGATAGTGCTAGTAAAGACAAATGGAAACTTGCCAATGAATGGCAGACCTTTTATCTAACACCTTTCAAAGAAACTATCAAGCTCGAAGCAGATTTGCTTTTCACTCGCAGTATCAAACACTGGTGGAGAGCTCTACAACTGCAAGATGTAGTACTAAGTCACGGAGTAGTTGATTACCAGCAAAAGCCCAGCACCAGTAGACACTATCGCAAACTGTTTGATAATAACAGTTTGCCCGATGTTTATAATGGTATGATGTATTTTAGATATAGTGCATTCTCTACAAAGTTTTTCCAACTAGCACAACAGGTTTTTGAAAACTGGGATTCAATTAGAGATAGAGCTCTACACAATGTACGTGACGACAAGCCAACTACAGACGTAGTTTATGCAATCGTTTGTGCAATGATGGAACGTCCTTGTTATATTCCCTCACTGGACTTTTTCAAGTTTGCACACATGAAACCTGCAATACAAGGATGGGCAGACAACGTTGACATTTATAAAACTGTGCATGTTGAAAACAACTTAGCTGATTTGCGAATTAACAATGTACAACAATTATATCCTGTGCATTATCATGATAAAACATTTAAAGTTAAGGAATTGATAAAAGAATATGAACAAGAACTCTACAGTTGAATACAGATTATACTACGACGAAACTGGCAGAGTTACTTGTATGACCAATGAACATTTGCCTGGAAACTATATTCGTATTAATAAGGAAATATATGATCGTGCAAGCTACAGGTCATTGCGTGTGATCAATGGCAAACTAACACGAATAACCAAAGACACGGACGATTTTATGCTCGAACGTAGAAAAAACGGATATACTAGTGTAAAAGGACATGCTAGTATTTTAACAAATTCAACAAATCTGGAGACTCAAACATATGGCTTCAAATATCACTGATGTCGCTGATTTAGATTGCATCTATCTCAGTTATGACGAACCTCAGAAGGAAGAGTTTTGGATTAAGATACAGAACCTAGTACCTTGGGCCAAGCGTGTGGACAATGTCAAAGGTAGTGATGCCGCACACAAAGCCGCAGGCGATGCTAGCGACACAGACTTCTTTGTGTTAATTGACGGTGATAATTTGCCCGATGCAGAGTTCTTTAACCTGCAGATTGAAACGCCTGATCACGATTGTGCGTTTCGATGGAAAGCTCGCAATCACATTAACGGGCTTATGTACGGTAATGGTGGTATGAGTGTTTGGAGTAAAGGATTTGTGGACAATATGCGTACTCACGAAGCAAGTGATGGGAGTGACGAAACAAGCGTTGAGTTTTGTTTCGAGGAAACATATTACCCCATGCACAACTGCTACAGCACAACGTACCCTAACGGAGACCAATATCATGCCTGGCGGGCAGGGTTCCGAGAGGGGGTTAAAATGTGCCTGGATCGAGGACGCAAGCCGAGTCTGCAAGAGTTCAATGATGCCGCAAAAAAGCGCAACCTTGATCACTTGCAGATTTGGCAAACCATTGGTCGTGACGTAGAGCACGGCGAGTATGCAATTTGGGGAGCAAGATATGGCACATACAAAACCATGCTCACAGATTGGAATCACACAGAAGTGCAGGACTTTGATTTGCTCAAAGGCATCTATGATGAGTTTTTAAAAGATGTAGACAATATTGCGGAGTACACTGAACTGCTCAACAACAGACTTGGGCTTAATATTATTGAACTTGACGACAAACAAAGTGCGTTTTTCAAGTATCATTATAGCACTGGGCATAAGAACCTAGAACTAATGACTAAAGAGATTGACGTTATTAGACGTATTGAAGGCTGGTAATTTTTGATAGATAAGGAAAACATTATAGCAAATCTTAAACAAGTATATGATCCTGAAATAAGTGTTAATGTATATGATCTCGGATTAATATACAATATAGATGTTGACGAAGAGGAAAAGCAAGTTACTATAACACATACTTTAACTAGTGCATTTTGTCCTTTTGCTGATCAAATTGTTTCAGATATTCAACAGGCAGGTTATGTACCTGAAGTTAAAACGGTTGTGATTGATACAACATTTGATCCACCATTCTCAGTAGAGATGGTACCCGAAGAAACACGTATGATGTTGGGATGGTATTAATGAACAAAGGCGATGAATCAGTAGGCAACAAAAGCAAGTTTATGTTTAACGCTGAATGGATGAAAGAGAACCTCGGCGAAGGACTCTGCTTGGCTAAATGGAAGCAGGTTAGTTTACATTTACCTACAGGGCTAAACAACAGTTGCTATCACCCACCTCTACATCAAATTGATGCTGAAGCAGTTAAAAAGAATCCATCAGCATTACACAATACGGATCATAAAAAAGAACAGCGTAAAGTAATGCTCAAACACGAACGTCCGCCAGAGTGTCAGTACTGTTGGAATATTGAAGACACAGGCAACCTAAGTGATCGTCACTATCGCAGTGGGGAACCTTGGGCCGCTAGTGATTACGACACGATTGTCAACAGTACAGGCAACGAAGATTGGATGCCCAGTTATGTTGAAGTAAACTTTAATCATGCGTGTAACCTACAGTGTAGTTATTGCTCGCCACAGTTTAGCTCAACATGGATGAAAGAAATTAAAAAGTATGGAGCATATCCTACCAGTACGCCGCACAATGCGCCAGAACATTTTACAGGTCGTAGACGTCCTATTCCGCATCGTGAACACAATCCTTATGTGGATGCGTTTTGGGAATGGTGGCCTGAACTATATCCGCACCTAAAACATTTTCGTATGACAGGTGGCGAACCATTAATGGACAACAACACCTATCGTGTGTTTGACTATGTGCTGGCACTGCCTAATCCAGAGCTACATCTAAACGTAACATCAAACTTTAGTGTAGAGCCAAAGCTATTTGAAAAATACATAGACTATGTAAGGCGTTTGTGCAGAACACAAATTGAACACTTTATGCAGTATGTAAGTTTGGACACAGGAGAACCCAAACATGCAGAATACATTCGCAACGGACTAAACTACAATCGCATGGCACACAATGTGGTGCGTTATCTAAGTGAAGTACCAGAGCGTAACAGTTTAACATTTATTATTACAATGAACAACCTCAGTGTTCCGGGTCTTAAACGTTTGTTGGCTTGGATACTAGAACTTAGACGTGTACACAGTAGAACCTATCAGCGTATTTGGTTTGATACTCCTCTACTGCGTCAACCCCATTGGCAGAGCTTACAGATACTGCCTTGGCCCTATGCGGAAAAGCTAGAAGACATTGCAGATTGGATGGAACAAAATCTAGAAACAGAAGACGATCCGTTCCACGGGTTTAAGGACTATGAAGTACAGCGTCTACGACGTGATATTGCATGGATGCGTAAAGGCAAAGAACTAGGCGAGGATTATTTGCACAAGCAACGTGCAGACTTTTATCGATTCTTCAATGAACATGACCGTCGTCGTAAAACTAACTTCTTAGAAACTTTTCCTGAGATGGAAGAGTTTTGGAAAGAATGTAGGTATCATGCTCAAAGATAACGATAAATTTTGTGTGCGTCCGTTTATGCATAGTCTAGTAGACACCCAAGGGCGTTTTATGCCTTGTTGTCGTAGTTTTGTACAAACAGATTTTAATATGAAAACACACTCTGTTGACGAATGGTGGAATAGCGATTATCTCAATGATCTAAGAAAGCGTATAAAGAACAATGAACATAGTGATGAATGTGTTCGTTGTTATAAACAAGAGGAGCAAGGATCAAAAAGTTTTCGACAGTACAGCAACGAACGCTGGAGTGATATAACAGAACAAACAGAACAACCAATAGATTGGGAAATACAGTTATCAAATTTATGTAACTTGAAATGTTTGATGTGTAATCCACAGTCTAGTAGCCAATTTTTAGTTGAAGAAAACAAACTGTTTGACAAGGTATGGGATCAGAAGAAATACGATTGGGATGAAAAAGACAATTACAAGATACTTGAAATAATGGAACATAGCGATAGTTTTATTCTAAGAGGTGGAGAACCTTTTATGTTGCCTTGGGTTCGTGATATTCTTTCATCGTTAACACAACGTAAAGAAATAATGATTGCAACAAATGGAACTAAATTTGATCAAAGTTGGGTTGATGTATTATCAGCACACGATATTAAAATGTGTTTAAGTATTGATGGATATGCAGAACTCAATCATTACATCAGATATCCAAGTAAATGGAATGTTATAACTAATAATATAGAGTTGATGCGTCAAATACCTAATGCTAACATTTTTGTAAACACAGTGGTACAAAATTTAAATGTATTACACATTGATAGATTATTAGAATGGGCTAAACAGGAAGAACTTTTTGTGCAGTTCGATATACTAACAAAACCTCATTACCTAGCGCCTGTGTGCTTGCCAAAAGAATTAGCTCAACTTGCACAAGACAGACTTCGTGCTGTTGATTACGAAGCACAAAATGGTTTAGAAGGAATTATTAATACATTGGATAACGCCAATGACGAAGATTGGAATGAATTTGTAGATATGATTACTATTAGAGATAGACATCGTGGCATAAAGATAGTAAACTATGTGTCCGAAATGGAGGAACACTTTGCCTAAGTTAGTCAATGAAACAGATTTAGAATTTAGACAGCGTGTACTAGATACTAAAAGCTCTAGCTTCTGTGGTGCGAAATGGTACAACGCTACTATTTGGTTAGGCTCAGGAATGACTACAAGTTGTCACCATCCGCCTGCACACAAAGTAAATGTTGAAGAAGTACGATTCAATCCCAAAGCACTGCACAACTCTGCACAAAAGAAACAAGACCGAGCACAGATGCAGGCAGGTGAGCGTCCTCCCGGTTGTGAATACTGCTGGAAGATTGAAGACATTGGACGCAACAACATCAGTGACCGTACCTATAAAAGTGTTATCTACAGTGACGAACTATTACAAACAGCATTTGAAACAGACCCTAACGAGGACATTGATCTACGCACACTAGAGATTGCGTTTGATAGAACCTGTCAGTTTGCGTGTAGTTATTGTAACCCAGCGTTTTCAAGCACCTGGGTCAAGGATCTTAAAAAGCATGGCCCGTATACAGAACTACAAAGCGATGGACGCAATCACTTTACACACCCACATAAAGAAGCTCAACTCTATCGCTATGACGAAACCAATCCTTATGTAGAAGCGTTCTTTCGTTGGTGGGATAGTGATCTACATCGAACACTGCAAGAGCTACGCATCACAGGAGGCGAGCCCTTAATGAGCGGACATACCTGGGATCTGTTGGATTGGTTCAAAAACAATCCAGGACGCAGTCAGACACGACTTGCTATCAACAGCAATCTTGGCTTTGAATCAGACAAAGTAGAAAGACTGCTAGAAGCCACAGACTATTTGGAAATTGATTTATATACCAGCAACGAAAGTATGGGTCCACACGCTGAATATATTCGTGATGGTCTAAAGTGGGAACAGTGGACCGCAAACATGGACTTGTTAATCCGCAGTGGCAAACTACGTGGGTTACATGTAATGAACACTATCAACGCATTGTGTTTAGAAAGTTTGCCAGAGTTTTTAACTTGGATGCTGGAAAAGAAAAGTAGTTTTGGCAGGGACTTTCCTAACTTTACACTAAACATTTTACGTTTTCCTAGTTTTCAAAGTGCATTAGTATTGCCAGATGAAATACGAACCAAACACAAACAGCGTTTAGAAGATTGGAGTAACACATATCAAAATCATGTAATGTTACACGAACATGAGCGTAATCATGTACAAAGACTTATTGATTACTTGGATGTAGTAAAGACTCCTCATAGCGAAACATCATTTGAACGTCCTAAACTACACAACGACTTTAAACGTTTTTACTCGCAGTATGACCAACGCCGAGGCAAAAACTTTACAGAAACATTTCCTAATTTAGCAGAGTGGTATAATGACCTTGGATAAAAAAGACTTTTATAAAAAATACGATTACAATGAACGTGCTCCGCATTTTGTTGAAATCAATGAACTCTCAGAAGAGCAGTATTTTCGTTTAGTAAAAAGCGAACGCTTCTGTATGTTGCCTTGGGTGCATATGCATGCGTTTCCAGATGGTCGTGCTTATCCTTGTTGTCTTAGCGAGTATTTTCATCCTGTTGGAGATCTACGCAAAAACACAATGCAAGAAGTATGGAATCAAGACAAGTATAAAACCATGCGTAAGAACATGTTAGAAGAACGTGAATGTGTTGAATGTACCAAATGTTATGAACAAGAAAAATCAGGCTTCTTTAGTATGCGTAATGATGCTAATAGAAACTACGGTCACCTAATTAATGAAGTGGAGCAAACAGATAATGAAGGATATCATCCAGAGTTTAAACTACGGTATTGGGACGTTAGGTTCTCAAATTTATGTAATTTTAGATGTAGGTCTTGCGGTCCTATTTTTAGTAGCAATTGGTTTAACGACCACGTAAAATTATACGGCGTAAAACCTGATGTACTAAAACGTCCAATGGAAAAGGTAGAATACACTACAGGGTCCGAGGACGGCATGCTAGCACAGATGGAGCCACACATTGAACATCTAGAGCAGGTATACTTTGCAGGCGGCGAGCCGCTGATTATGAAAGAGCATTATTACTTGTTGGAACGTTTAATTGACCTTGGTAAAACTGACGTGCGTCTAGTATACAACAGTAATTTCAGTGAACTACGTTATAAAAACAAACATGTATTTGAATACTGGAAACATTTTAAAACTGTTAATGTGGGTGCTAGTTTAGATGGCATGAATGCTCAAGGTGAACTAATACGCAAAGGCACAAATTGGGCACAAACAATTAGTAATCGTGAGCGTATGATGAAGGAAGTGCCGCACGTAGACTTTTATATTAGTGCAACAGTTACCAGTCAAAACGTATTGCATGTCTTAGACTTTCATCGTGATTGGAGCGAGCGAGGTTTTATTAAACCCAAAGACTTTAATGTAAACATCTGCCAAGGTCCAGACTGGTATAGGATTGATATTTTTCCTGAATGGTTTAAGCGTGATGTTATTGAGCCTGCTTATCGCAAACACATTGAATGGTTAGATCCACAAGATGATCTGCGTAGAGCAACAACTGGATTTGAAAGTGCTATTAACTTTATGAACTCTACCGACAACCACGAAAAGTATTGGAAACGATTTGAAGAAGAAGTTGCAAAATTAGATCGTATTCGCAACGAAGACTTTTGGGCTACGTTCCCAGAACTGGAGGCGGCTCGTGGAACTGCCTAAAACTATTTGTATGCTACCTTGGGTAAGTATGGAAACAACTCCACTGGGTACTACTCGTCCTTGTTGTTTGGCTATAGATGAAATTGTTAAACCAGATGGAACAAAGTACAACCTAAACGACGATACATTAGAAGACGTCTACAAAAGCGAATACATGCAGGAACTCCGCAAGCAGTTCTTGCGAGGAGAAAAACCCAAGACCTGCTCGCGTTGTTGGGACGAAGAAGACGCAGGACGCACAAGCAAACGCATGAACACCGATGTGCGTTTTAAACATGAACGCCCTGATATTGATTGGCAAAACACTCAGCCTGACAGCCTGTGGTTTGTAGATCTCAAACTAGGAAATATTTGTAACTTAAAATGTCGTATTTGTGGATCTTGGTCAAGTTCTAAATGGGCAAGAGAAGAAATTGACTATATCAAAGAAAGACCAAATGCAAACCACAAACAGCATATTGCTTATAAATGGTTAAAGCAAGGTAAATGGCCTAGAGAAACCAAAGTGTTTTGGCAGAACATGGAAACATTGCTACCACAGGTTCGTTACTTTGAATTTACAGGTGGTGAGCCATTTATGATTAAAGAACACTTTCAACTGCTACAGCAAGCAGTTGATCTTGGTCTTGCAAATAACATAGAAATTCATTATAATACAAATGGCACACAATATCCAGAAGAATTTGTTGACTTATGGAACCATTTCAAGTATGTTGAAATTGCATTTAGTATTGACAACGTAGGTGAGCGTTTTGAGTATGAACGTTATGGTGCTCGATGGACAGAAGTAGAAACAAACATTGAAAAATTTAGACAATTAAGACAACAAACAAATAATATAAAACTACAGATTTGTTTGACTGTTAATGCACAAAATGTTTACTACTTGAAAGACCTATGCGATTGGATGAATACACAGGACTTTGACTATCATCATTTCAATATGTTGCATGATCCTCGTCATCAAAATATTGGAGAAATGACTAAAACAGCGAAGGACTTGGTGATTAGTAGACTTACTCAAGATGATTTTACACCCAAGCACAGAACAGAGATAGATAATATTATACAGTTTATTAAGAATGGTCCTACCAGCGACGGCAAGCGTTTTGTTACACTAATGAAACAAACTGACAGGTATCGCAAACAGAGCTTTTTAGATACACACACTGTAATAGCAAAGGCAATGGGCTATGAATAAATTAGCCTTTGGATGCTCACATACCGAAGGCGTTGGTGTTGAACCGCACGAGTCTTGGCCTGCATTAATAGAAGCAATTAATTTTGGCAAAAGTGGTGTCAGTGCAGATTATATATTAAGGATTGCTCCTGATATTTTAGAATCTCATAGTCCATCAGTTGTCTATATCTTATGGCCTGATTGGACTAGATTTGAATACATAGACGAAGCGGACGAAATTAAACAATCATTGGCGACAGATAGTAATAGAATAAATTTTATGGAAACTGCAACAGATGAGTGGTTACAAAATAACTTTGACAAACATGTTGCACGTATGAAAGAACTCTGCTTGGAAAACAATATTAAACTTGTAGACATTACATTAGATGATTTAATACCATATATTGATTATTCTGACAGATGGCCTCTGTCTAAACTAGGGCATCACTATTCTCCAGTCTGGCATGGCTGGGTGGCAGATATATTTAAGAAACTAGAAAATGAAAAAACCTGAACGAGCACCACAAACACTGTGCATGGCGCCTTGGACACACACCTACTTGAGTCCACAAACAGAACGTAGAATGTGTTGTGCTAGTCGTGAACCAGCGCAAAACTTTGAGCAGTATATTGACACAGCCGCAGGCACAGGTGAATACACACCCATTACATTAGAAGAACACTGGAACGGTGACCATATGCGTAGTGTGCGTAGACGCATGATGGCAGGTGAAGAGCTCGATGAATGTCAAGTATGTAACAACAAATTATTAAACACAGACGTATATCGCTCATATTTTAATCAACTGTTTGGACATAAATATAATAGCATATGGGAAGCCACCGACGAAACAGGACGAACCTCATTGGAGCCTGTGAGTTGGGACTACCGTTTTAGCAATCTCTGTAACTTTAAATGTCGTATGTGCGGAGATATGTTGAGCAGTAGTTGGGAAGCAGAACAACGCAAACACGATATGATCAATTGGCACAATCCTAAAAACAATTGGATGAAGCCAGAAATCAAAAAACAAATTGAACAATTTCAGTCTACGCAAATTGAGGAGGAATTTGCTCAGGCAGTAGAAGAACATCGAGTTGAAGAAATATATTGGGTAGGCGGCGAGCCTTTAATGTACGAACAACATTGGAAGTATATGCCGCGTATTATAGAACTAGGAGACGGACCAAATGTTTACGTTAGATATAACACTAACCTTTCTCGGATTGATTATCGTGGCATTAATTTGTATCGTGATATTCTGTCTCGGGTTCGTGACTGGCAAATATGTGCAAGTATTGACGGCACGGGACGAATTGGAGAATATATTCGAACAGGTCTTGATTTTGACAAGTGGCTTGAAAACTTCAATCAAGGAGTTGAGATCAGCAACCACCCGCGCCAAGTTCGTATTGACTTCACTCTTACACTACCAGGACTCTTCGAAGTCCAAGCAATCCAAGAACTCGCAAAAAGACTAGGTGTTGGCATACTAGCCAAAGTAGTCTTTAGTTTTAGTCCAGACATTGTACTATCACCGCTAGCATTGCCACGTGAGGTGTTAGATCCTTGGCTAGACGAATTGATTGCCAACAGTGAAGATGCAATGCATGACGTATTGGTGCAATTAAAAAACAGACCTACATTTGCAGAGCAATGGCCAGACCAATACGAAGAAGGTCTGCGTCGAGGCAAAAATCGCATACATAAAATTGAAATGATAAGAAATGATTCTTTCACACTAAGAGATATTTTATCTAATAGAAAGGAAGCCCTCGTTTGGTGGGATAGTATATGATAGATTATCTATTATTAATTTTATTAACCGTGTTTATTGTTGTTCTTTTTATAATAGGATACAAAACAGCAAGACAAAAAGATCACGACTTATTAAAAAAATATGGCAGTTTTGATAAAGTGCCGACGGAAGAACGAGGAGAATCTCCTTACATATGAGTGGGCAAAGACAATTTTTAAAAATGTGGGCTAGGGTTGTTGGTATGCCAATTGGTATTACTGATGACGATAAACCTGAATTCTTGCCCATATCACAGCGCAGTGTTAAACATGCCTTGCTTTTACGATCTTTTTGGATAGCATTACATGTAATAACCTGCTTGATGATTATACTAGGTAACGGCCGTAATATGGGATGGTGGTAATGGATATAAGAGTAGTATTACGAAACCCTTTTAACAAACGCAAAACAGTAGACTATATTATTGAGGTGCAGGAGCATCCAATGGCCAGTTACTGGTACAATGCACTAAACAGTTTGTTAGAAAGCAAGCCCTATTTAGAAAAAAACTTTTGTTTTATGGGCTTTCCAGACGCACCACGTTCGCTTGAATTTTTGTGTAAAGAATTACAATGGGTCAAAGATACTATCAATGATTGTTTCAATGGTACTTACGAAATTCGTGAAATCTTTACACCCAAGACTATGCGTGATGGGTTAAATCCTAATCAACATATCATGAACGCACTACACAACCATTTTGAAATACTTCAAGGCGAAGCATGGGAATTAAGTGACTGGTATAAACGTGCAGACTATCCTACTAAATTTGCTATACGACAACTAAACAATATCTGTCACGAAGCAGAAAGTCTAATGCTATCACAAAAGAAAAAGATAGAAGCACCGCAATGGATTCGCCCCAGTCAGATTACAACATTTCTAAATGCTCCACGCTTTGATTATCCTGAAGCACACAAACGAACATTTGATAAAACACGCTATGACCGCACGTTTGGCACAGTGTATCAACACTGGACACAGATTGGTAAAACTCTGTATGAAGTGTTTGTGGATGAAGGCGCACCTGATCTTGATGAAGCAATGTGCGAAGCAATTACACATTTAAGATATTACTCAGGAGAGTTTGACATCGAATGGAGTCGTGATGTAACCTATGCAGGCGATTATCCTTGGCACAAACAGCGCATGGATGAATATGCAGAATGGTTAGAGCGCAATGGGTTTAGACACGACGATCCGCAATACAACTACGGCTTCCATGAAGTAGGACAAGTTAATATGAAGCGTAGTTTTAGTACAGACGTGCCCGAAGAAGTGTGGGCTATTGTCAGTGAGCATTTAGATATTGTGCGTATTGAAACAGGACAAGCAAGTGCTGACTTTGAATACTGTTGGACAGATTCAGACTATTATGCACAACAGATTAACTTTATGAGACCCGGATATGATTATAGTAGCAAATGGATGTAGTTTTATCTACGGTAATGAACTAAGCGACATGCGCTATACAGGTTCTCCTAGTCGTTTGACTTATCCGGCACTATTAAGTCGAGGACATGAATATTATTGTGTAGCCACAGGCGGTGCAAGCAATCAAGCAATAACAAGAACCACAATGGATGCTTGCAGAACATATCAGCCAGACTTTGTGTTTGTGCAATGGACATTTCCTAATAGATATGAGTTTAGATTTGACTTCTATACAGGGCAAAAAAAGTCTCCGTGGTATGACATTAACGCATGGGCAATCAAAGACATTGACAAATTACATGAAATAGAACAAGAGTTTCATACACAAAACGACGGCATTTTACAAACACAGATCAATACAATTAAGAAGGATATTGCCAGTGGTGTTAGTGACTTTGCCAAAGTCTATTACAAATACATTGCTATTAACGAATATTGGGAAGTGTATTCTACACTCAAAGAAATAGTATTATTACAAAATTACTTAAAAGCACACAATATTGGTTATCTCTTTACTACCGCTGATAACTGTATCTTAAATAATTGGACCATAGAAACAAATACACAAAAACGTAGAACCAGTACACCTCTGGGATTTCAACCTTGGCCAATCAACGACGAAGACGTAAAACTAGACGACACCATACTAACACTCTACGAAGAAATAGACTTTGATAAGTTTTGGTGGTTCCCTGTGCCCAGTCCCTATACAAACAAAAATCAACGCCCTGAATGGTGGCCCAAAGGATACGGGTCTTGGGACAATGAGCGCAACACATGGGTAGAAGAAGATGGTAGCGAACCCGTTATTGACGAAGACCTACAACCAAGAGGTTTTTACCAGTGGGCAGTTGAAAATAAATATCCAGTAGGCACCACGCATCCATTAGATGAAGCGCATGCCGCGGCCGCTGAATTATTACGGGAGACATTCAATGTTCATAGTAAGATGGTTTAAGCGAATGCACAATCGCATTAAACTTGAAATTCAATATCGCAAAAAGCTAAAAGAATTACGCAAGAGAGATCCTTTTATATACAAATAATGTTAGGTGAGTATTAGTGAGCATACTAGGAATATCAGCAGGGTTTCATGATTCGGCAATCTCTGTTGTTGATCAATCAGGAACGATTACATTTGCAAGTCACAGCGAACGCTATAGCAGACAAAAAAACGACGCCAATCTCTGTAGAGAATTACTCAGCGAAGTAGACTTCGCTGACATTGATACCATTGCTTATTACGAACGACCTTTTAAAAAACAACTTAGACAGTTATATGCCGGACAAGGTTTTAAGTTTGATCAACTATTTGTACGACAGTTATTAAAACAGCATGGTGTTCCTTTTTCTTGCCGTACTAAAATCAAATGTTATGATCATCATCTAAGTCATGTTGCCGCAGGATTTCAAACTTCACCGTTTACGGATGCAACTGTTGTAGTAATTGATGCCATTGGAGAATTTACTACAGCAAGTATTTGGAAGGCAAATTATAACGCCGATGGTAAAGTCGTTTATGAATGTTTGTGGAAGCAAGGCTATCCTCACAGTTTAGGATTGTTTTATAGTGCATTTACTAAACACATTGGTTTGCATCCTCTTGATGAAGAATATATTTTAATGGGCATGGCGGCGTGGGGCGAAAACAAACACTTTGATAAAATCTATAACGATCATGTTGATAACATCAGCGAGTTTAGATTTAAAAAGAATCTACACGCTGGATTAGATGAGGACTATCTGATTGAAGCACTGGATGTTGACATTGCGGCTAGTGTGCAAGCAATCACAGAACACATGGTGCATAGACTGGTTAATAAAGCACGTCATATGCACTGGAGTCGCAACCTAGTATTAATGGGCGGTGTTGCACTTAACTGTGTAGCAAACAGCAAACTCAATGACGACTATCAAAACATTTGGATTATGCCCAACCCAGGCGATGCAGGTTCTAGCTTAGGTGCCGCGGCCCTAGCATACGGCAAGCGATTAAACTGGCAAGGTCCAATGTTGGGTTACAACATACCAGGTGCGTATCCTGTTAACAGAATTATTGAAGCACTGTTGGAAAAACAGATCGTTGGTGTAGCAAGCGGGTCAGCAGAGTTTGGTCCACGTGCGCTAGGGCATCGCAGTTTGCTGGCAGACCCAAGAGGTCCAGACATCAAAGACCGTGTAAATGAAATTAAACGTAGGCAGAAGTTTAGACCTTTTGCGCCAATGATTTTAGCTGAGCAAGTAGAACAATATTTTGATATGCCAAAAAGCTGGCAAGAATCACCTTATATGCAAAGCGTTGGAGTTTGTCGAGACCCAGATCAGTTTCCAGCAATTTGTCATGTAGATAAAACCAGTCGAGTACAAACAGTAGGAAAAGAACCACAGTTTGCTGGAGTGCGTGAACTACTCGAAAAGTGGTTTGTGCTAACAGGTTGTCCTATGTTGCTAAACACAAGTCTAAACATACGAGGAGAACCAATGGTTAATACTCGCAATGATGCAGATCGTTTTGAAGACCAATATGGAGTAGAAGTAGTATCATGAAAATAAAAGATTGGAGTAGACCTACAGCATTATTTTTAGGAAGGTTTCAACCCTGGCATAGTGGACATCGTGCTATTGTAGACCAGATTTTTTATAAAAATGATTTGACAACGCCTACAGAACGCAGAACTAATCGCGCCAGTCAATTGGTTATTATGGTGCGTAGTCCCAGCGCAACGGATCCGCACACATTTGAACAAATAAAAGAAATGATTGTTAATGATATCAATCTTGCATATCCTCACGCTTATGAAGTAATGGAAGTGCCTAATATCACTAATATATTCTTTGGGCGCAGTATTGGGTTTGAAATGGAAAGAATATATCTAAGTGATGATCTTGAACCAGTAGAAAATACCACAACTACTCGTGTAGAAAAACAACATTTTAATAAAGATTTTTGGGCAGGCAGACAATAATGGCAAAACTTAAATTAATACACTATCCAGATCCTATACTAGATAAACCTCTTGACCCAGTTGACATCAACGACCCTAAATTTGATCCAGTAGAAGTCAAACGTCAAATGGTTGAGTTAATGATAACAGAAAAAGGAATAGGACTCAGTGCAAATCAAGTTGGATTAACAAAAACATTTTTTGTTATAGGCGAAGACCCAGCGTCTGCAACTATGTGTATTAATCCTAAGTTTAGTGCAGACGCAACTGACATGGTTGAGGACTACGAAGGTTGTTTGAGCTTTCCAGGTGTGTATGTAAAGATTAAACGTCCACGTAAGATTACAGCAGAATTTTACAACGAAAAACTAGAACTGATTACTAGCGAATTAACCAATTACACTGCACGTTGCTACATGCACGAACTAGATCATTTGTTAGGCATTACAATGCGGGACCGTGTTAGCAAACTACGTTGGGATATGGCTGTAAAGAAAGCACGTAAAGCACTTAAAAGATGAAACTAGATCTACATGGCTATACAGTACATGATGCTTGGCAAAAGTATCAGGACTTTATTAGCCATGTGGATGCAAAAAGCGTAGTAGTTGTTACCGGGCAAGGACAAATAGAACAAGAGTTTTTGCGTTGGAATCATCCTTCACGAGTTAGAGAAATACAAAAGCTACCCAGTCGCGGAGCATTTAGAATAATGTTTTACAAATCACGAAGCTGATGCTCAAGTTCGTTCCATGCACTATCTAAAAATCCTGTGCTTTCAAACCACCGACGATTATGAAGAAGAACCTCTGACATTTCGTTTAACATGGTCTCTAATTCTTCATTGGATCGCATGCACAAATTAGCAACAACGTTGTTTACTGCCAGTAAGCGTTTAACAGGATCCTCAATTTGATCGTAGCTTTCATCCCACCAACGATCAAAAGTTAAAAAGCCATAGCTTTTTAGATAAGCAAGATTGTGTGCTGGACCTAGAAGCACAAAAGGCATCATACTAACAATTGGTTTAAAAATCTTTTCTGTTAAATGACATTTGCGTGTCCAGTATTCAGTTTCCGTTACTACAAACAAAAACGATTCCATACATTGATCAATCGCACCAAGATTCATACTTCCGTTTGGTATGTGTTCATGTTCGTCTGTGTCTATACGCAATTCTGTAATCTCAGCATCTTCTAGTGCTTTTATTACCCAATCAATATCAATTTGGTATTGATCTTTCGCCCAATATAATTGTTGAACGTTACTGCCGTGAACAGGGCAATTAGAACTATAACTAACGTGTCCAAAATCTAATAGATTACGTCTAGCTAAATCAGCAACATGTAGTGTTCTATAACTACGGGCATTACCTGTTATTCGGTTAAATGAAATAAATTTTTTGTTGACTTTTCGCTCATCTGGTTTTATAATAGCAGGAACATAACGGTAACCACGAAACCAGTCATGAGCGGCAAAAATATGAAAAAAGTAGTAAACATCAATAAGGTTGTATTTTTCCAAGAAGTAGTTTTTAGCGTCGCTGTTCTGTTCAGTGTTAAGTAATAATACACGGTTATGTTCGTTGTGAACAAAACGATCAAACACCCAATCAAAGATAGGTTCATTAAATCCTGGTATTAAAGGTTCTTGATCGTAACATAATAAAATAGGTCCGTTGTCGCCAGAATTGTGATATTCAATTTCTTCGACGGTGGTTCCGCCAAATGGAAAAAGGTATACTACTTTGACTTCGCCCCAAATGTTTTTAGCAAGCCTGAATATGTTTTCATAATGAGAGTGAATATTATACATGTTTGATGTTTTCTATTATGGCCCTAAGCCTAACTTGTTTGATTTTGAACAGCATGCGAGTAGCTTAGACGAGGCTTTGTTAAAAAGTCGTACTCGGTACTGTTGGTATTTATTTGGTGGCAATGACTACACAGACTTTAATTTTGACGTGGTACCTGAACCTTGGATGGCTCGCTTTGTGCATGTATGGCCCAGCCAATGGCAACGTGATGGTGGGGTATATCTAGCATTTAAACGTGCAAAGGAACGTCAGTATCATTTTTGTTCTGACCAGTCAGTTGTACGCAAGCCTGATCTTGCACTGTGGCAGAACACTGCAAACGTTGAATCGTTTGATTATAGTTGGCATCCTGATCCACATGAACCTGATTATGAATATCATTTCCCTACACAAAGACAAAATGCTGGCGGCCCAATATATCCAGGCACACAAGGTATTAAACTCTGTGACGCACAGATTGCGCGAGTAACTGTTGCTCGCGACAACTGGACTGTACCTGATTACATAGACGATACAACAGTTGACTGGGAGTGGCATCCTAACCCATTGGATCCTCCTTATATCTATCACTTTCCAAGTCAACATCAAAGCGCAAGTGGTGTAACATATACTGTACCTGGCGCAACTGATGTAAAGTTAGTTGACGATATGCAAGTAAAAGCCTTGCCGTCAACGATAAATTGGGTAGTACCTGATGAAATTGATGAGTCTGCTATTGATTTTAGCTGGCATCCTAATGCACTAGAATCTCCATATGTTTATCACTTTCCCAGTGAATGGCAGGCCAGTAGTGGATTGGAATATCACGCACCTCTTGCGACAGAAATCAAAATTGCAGAAGAATATCCCTATAAAGAAACTAGCACTTTAATAAGCAAGGTGCTAGATATCTTTTATGTAGACTACTTTAATGCCAGTAGCCCACAGCGTTGGAAGCGTATTGAAGAACGCTATCCAACAGCACAGAAAATACGCTATGCCAACAGTCTATTAGAAACTGTTCGTCGTTGCTGTACACGTTCAACAACAGGACGCTTTTGGGTTATCAGCAGTGAATGCATCTATGATGACTTTGATTTTAGTTGGCATCCTGAAAGTTGGCAACGCTATATGACTCATGTGTTTGGGTCGCAGTGGCAAAAGTGGAGTGACACATTTCTTATTAATCGTTCAGAGTTTGAACGCAACAGCAAATGGGCAAACTCTATTGAGGAGTTTCCAAACCTAAACTTTGTAAACAGTCAACCTGTGCTAGTACCAGATGATCTACACGACATTGTGTATGTAGATTGGGGCAACCCAACAGATCAGTTTAGCAAACTAAAAGAACGCTATCCCAATATCACCAGCACACGATTTGTTAGCAACTACCTAGATACCTTTAAGCGCATCATTAACACACACGAAGGTCAGGAATACATATGGATAGTTAACAGTGTTTGTGACTATTCGCGGTTCGATTTTAGCTGGCAACCGGAGCCTTGGCAACGTGAAATGCTTCATATTTTCCCCTCAAATGCCCAGCGCAGAGGAGATACATTCTATGTACACGTTCCTGCATTTAAACAGCAAATGGATTCACTTGAAATCCTAGACTGGTTTGATACTATCAACTATTGCTCAGAGCAACAGGTACAGCGTTTACCAATGCCCACACATACCTATCAAGGCGACAGTATTGTAGAGGCTGTTAACGAATGGCGTTGGGGTACTTTCCCGTATGGCATGCTTGTACACGAACAAGCTAGCATAGATCTATCAGCATACGAAACACCCTGCTTGTGGCGAGCAAAGGATCGTGCTGTTGTTAGTTTAACTCACAACAACGACTCTGCACTAGTGCCACGTGACATACATGCTAGACAAGTTGAACAGGTATACGACTATCCTTACATAGACAAAACACAGGTCCAAAACAAGCGTGACTTGGACATTGTGTTCATTAGTAATGGGGAGACAGACGCGGATCGTTGGTACGAGCATTTGTGTGCTTGTGTAGACAATCCCCAGCGTGTGAAGCGCATAGACGGTGTAAACGGGCGTATAGCCGCATATCAAGCCGCGGCACGGGCTAGTTCCACTGATTGGTTCTTTGCAGTGTTTGCTAAAATAGAAGTTAATCCAGACTTTGATTGGTCTTGGCAGCCGGACTATTTCCAAGAAGCTAAACACTATATCTTCTATGCTCGCAATCCAGTTAACGGATTAGAGTATGGTCACATGGGCGTTATTGCTTATAACAAACGTCTTACATTGGACACAAACGAAAGCGGGTTAGACTTTACACTATCAAGAGCGCACGAAGTTGTGCCTATCCTAAGCGGTACTGCACACTACAACGCAGATGCTTGGATGACTTGGCGCACCGCATTCCGTGAAACACTCAAACTAAGACAGTTCCTGGATGACAAACCCAGCATTGAAACCGAAGGACGTTTACGTGCTTGGCTACACAAAGGTGCTGATGTTGAAAATGGCGAATGGAGTATACGTGGAGCGCAGGATGCTGTATCGTTCTATAAAAGCGTAGATGGTGATCCTGCGGAGTTACAAAAGAGCTTTGATTGGCCTTGGCTTAGAGATCTTTTCGAAACAAATCAGTAAAAATATCTGCCGCACGGTGGTGACATGGGCGTCCAAAATGTCCTATATCTCTAGCTCGATGATTCCTAAGTCGTTGACGAGTTGGAAATTGAAGCACACTCCAATCCAATGTATACAGTTTAACACCATTTAATTGACACAATCTTTCTATGGCATATAAATTGCGCTCGTCGTAATTT